AACAAAAAAGCCCTCGCTCTGGGAAAACGAAGGCCAATCACTTTTGAAGTGTGAGAATGAACTCACTAAGTCATTGTAACACAATACTTATAATAGGCACATAAAAAAGCTCTCGGTTGGGGGCCGAGAGCTAAGGAGTGGGGTAGTACCGAGGAATGAAAATGAGTATCTGTTGTGAACAATTTAATTCTAACTCATCGAAATTTTTTAAGCAACAAAAAAGCTCTCGGGGCCGAATCCGAGGGCTTAAGAACTCGGGAAGTTCTTTATGAGGGAGCTGAGCAGAATCGCTAAACTGCTCACAGACATTATATTTCAGGAGGCGAGTAGATGCAATGGACAGATGAACAAATCAGTGGCATTAGGAAGCTCGCCTCTGAAGGCTTTACCAGACGCGAGACGGCAGATAAGCTAGGGATTAGCTATGACGCGCTTCAGGGAAAAGCAAGACGGCTTGGTGTCGAGTTCCAAAAGCCGTTGAAGAATGAATACGATTCAGACGGAACACAATCCAGTGAAACCATTCTAAAGGTTGTCAGGGGTCACAAAATGACTCCTAGAGAGGTTTTGGAAGCTCACGGATATGATTACACCAAGTGGGAGCTTGTACGTGCCACAAGCAATTTTTGGAAGCAGACGCCTGAAGCAACATTGTATCAAAGCAAGATACAAATCAGGCCGTTAGTCGAAGCAGAACAATATGAATCATTGATGAATGACATCATCACACACAAGGAGCCGTATCAAGCCAAGGCTCCTATTTTTGTGGAATCAGATCGCTATCTAGTCATTCCTGCGTTTGATACACATTTCAACGGCCACACATTCGATGTCTATGCTGAATCTCTTAAACGTCAGCTAGAGATCATTCAACGCGGCCACTACGCTAAAATATTGCTCATTCTGGGCGGTGATCTAGCTCATGTGGATAATATCAACTCAACCACAGCAAAGGGCACACAGCTCGAAACAACCGACTTAGGCGAGACTGTGAACGAAATGGAGCAATACTTCGAGACACTGATTGAAGCAATCATTAAGAACGCCAATGAGTGTGAGGTCATGTATTGTGCCGGAAATCACGACCCGTCAGTTGGATATATGTTCGCACGTCTATTGAAACGTGCCTACAGCAACCAGTCGAACATCACTTGGGATATATCACTGAAGCATTACAAAGGCACAATGTTAGGCCATAACTTCATTGGCGCAACTCATGGTGATAAAGGTAAGAACAACTACCTTGCAAAATACCTCGATGAGTTCGGCTTCATGTTAGGCACGGCACAGAACCGCGAGCTGTTCACGGGGCATCTTCATAGCGAGATGAGTAAAGACTTGGGAGGATTCGTTCAGCGTCAAGTATCAACGCGGAAACCTAATGACCGCTGGACAGATGATATTGGCGTAGTTGCTCACAAAACGTTTGAGCTGGTCGAATACAGCGATCATGATACGAGGGCGATTTACTATGTTTAAAGAAGAACGTGAGATTTGGAAAGATATTGAAGGATTTGAAGGCCTCTACCAAGTTAGCAACATGGGCAGAGTAAGAAGCCTTGATCGCGAAGACGCACAAGGACGCCGCAGAAAAGGAAGAGTGCTCGCGGACAAGCACAACAACCGTGGATATCACACGATTGATCTATGCCGAGATGGAAACATTGAATATAAGCTTATCCACCGTCTCGTGGCTACGGCGTTCTTGGATAAACCCGACAATTTGCCGCAGGTCAACCACAAAGACGAAAACAAGGAAAACAACGCGGTATCGAACCTTGAATGGTGCTCAGCGCTTTATAACGACATGTACGGTACCCGCAACAAACGCGTAGCGAAAGCACTTGAACGTCCAATCTACGTGGTGACGAGTTCAGGGCATCGCTATTTCTTTGAAAGTGCAAGAAAAGCCGCGAAACTCCTTGGGTTAGACAGAAGGGCTATGCACAGGTGCCTTAAAGACAAGCACAAACATCACCACGGCTATTTATTCGAGTTGGCGGTGTAAGTCATGTCAGGTATGAAACGTGTTAGCTATGGCTACATTTGCAAAACCGAGCAAAAAATCATTGAAGAGCTATCAAGGGAAGAAACACGTATGCAAGCTGTGATTTACACAAAGCCGCACTGTCAAAAGTGTCGCCACACAGCGATGAAGCTAAAGCAGGTCATGCCAGTGCAAACCATCACAGCAGACGCGGACGACTACGAGCGGTTCCGCAAGCTAGGCTATCAATCGTTCCCAGTCGTAACGGTATATAAAGCGAACGGTACCCACGAAACGTGGTGCGACTTGCGGGTTGACAAGATTAAACAATACACGGAGGGAAAATCATGATTGAAAAGAGCAGCGAAAATATTTCGGATAGAATCGAAGGCGTTGAGTTGCCAGATCATGCAGAATTCAGCGAATCATTCATTGCGGAGCTAGACAAAGCACTGAACGAATATCGTCAAAAACAATCCAAAAGCAAATGACTGTGACAAGCAAATTCGGCGCGGGAGGTGTGGTGATATGTGATGAAACTAAGCAAACGGCAGAAAGCATTCGCTGATGCCTATCTTACCAACGGAGGCAACGCTACAGAGGCTGCGAGAGCCGCTGGATATTCGCCTAAGAACATTGGAGCAAACGCCGGTAAGACCCTAAAAATACCTAAAATTCAAGAGTATATCAAAAAACGACTGCAACCGATTGAACGCAAGGCTGATCTCGATGTTGATAAGGCAATTATCCACTTGCTTGATATTGGCATGGGTCGTGAGATCACTGCCAGAAGCTCGACATACGACAACATTAAAAAGACGATGGTAGAAGACACGACAATGAAATATTCGCCGGGTCCTAAACAGCAGGTTGAAGCTCTTGAATTGTACTTGAAGTATAAGGGCATGCTCAGAAACTCAAGCAAAGAGCTCGAAGACCAGCAGGTTGCCAAAACTAAGGCTGATGTTCGCAAGACATCCGCTGAGGCAGACATCATGGAAGCCAAGGCCAAATTGCTTACTGATGCAGATTCGCAAGACAGGACGGTGATTGTCGATGACGTCCCAGAAGATGATTAAGTTAAGTAAGATGGTGCAACCACATTTCTATCCGTTTTGGCATTCAAGGGCACCGTATTTGATACTTAACGGCGGTCGTGGCTCATTTAAATCATCGACAGTTAGTCTGAAGCTTGTCATGATGCTGAAAAGGCAAGCGCAAGAAGGCCATAAAGCAAACATCATCGTCATTCGAGAGAACACGGTTAACTTGCGTGATACTGTATACAGCCAAATCGGTTGGGCAATTGACATGCTCAAAATGACAGACGAGTTTGTGTTCAACGTATCGCCTATGCGCATAACGCACCGCGGAACTGGTAGCACATTCTACTTCTATGGCGGTGATAAACCTGAAAAGCTGAAGTCTAACACCGTTCGTAACGTGATTGCTGTGTGGTATGAAGAAGCAGCTAACTTTAAATCTGCTGAAGTGTTTGACCAAACTAATCCAACCTTCATTCGACAGAAATCACCATGGGTTGATCAAGTTCAAGTCTTCTACACGTATAACCCACCGAAGAATCCATATGACTGGATTAATGAGTGGATTGATAGCGTTAGAGGAGACAACGATTTCTTCATCGACAAATCAACTTATCTCGATGATGATCTTGGGTTCACTGACGAACAGCAGCTTAGACTGATCGACAAGTATAAAGCCAACGATTATGACTACTACCGTTGGCTTTATCTTGGCGATGTGATTGGATTAGGAACCAACGTCTACAACATGGATTTGTTTCATAGACTGGATGAGGTGCCAAGCAACGATCCAATTAGGCGTCTCGTGTTCTCAATCGACGCTGGTCATATTAATAGCGCAACCACGTGCGTGGCGGCCGCTGTTACGGCCAAGAACAACCTGATCGTACTAGACACCTATTACTATTCTCCAGCTAATCAGAGCGTGAAGAAGGCACCAAGTGACCTTGTGCCAGAGATAAAGTCGTTTATTGATAAGGTAAGGTCAAAATATAATCATCCCGTGCTTAAATACACGATTGATTCTGCTGAAGGTGCGCTGAGAAACGAGTTTGTTAAAGAGTTCGGCATTCGCTGGCATGGCATTGTCAAGGGCAAGGAAGCGGACATGATTGACTTCGTGTCTAACTTGCTTGCTCAAGGACGCGTGTTCTACCTGGACAATGACGACAACAAGATATTCATCTCAGAACATCAGCAATACCAGTGGGATGAGAAGACCGCACAGTCTGACGATCCACACGTAATCAAAGAGCACGATCACACGGTCGATGCTTTCAAATATATGGTAATGGACAATGCTGGACAGTTGAAACTTAGCCAGTCCAACAAGGCACGCGCATTCAAGAACACAAGCAAATACTTCTAAGGAGGTGGCCATCATATTAACAGTTCAAGGTAAAGGCTCAATTACAGACGGTGACGTGTTCATTTTTCCAGTAGACACAGCTATTACTGGGGACGATATCACCAATTTCATTAGCGCAAATGATGAACTAGCTCGCAGAAAATATCTGCCTGCTAAAAAAATGTATCTTGGCAAGCACAAGATTCTTCATGAAGATGCCAAAGACCACGGGCCAGACAATCGTCTTGTCGGCAACTTGGCTCACTATATCGTGGACACCTATAATGGGTTTTACATTGGCATTCCACCGAAGATCACGCTCGATAACACACAGGACAATACTCTGCTGCAAGAGTGGAACGACACAAACAGCGTTCAGGACAAATTAAGCGAAATCAGCAAGCAAGCAGCCATATACGGACGGGCGCTTGCTTTTTTGTACCAAGACGAGAACAGCAATACGTGTATTGCATACAGTTCACCTATCAATTCATTCATCATCTATGATGACACGGTAGCACACAAAGCCATTGCATTTGTCATGTATTGGCATGATGAAGACAACAATTTAACTGGCAAGGTGTATCTGAAAGACGGCATATATGCCCTTGATATGGTTCGCTTTGAAGGAACGGCCGGATTTAATCCATTTAACGAGATTCCAGCAGTTGAGTTCTTCATGAACACCGAGCGTCAAGGTATCTTTGAGAACGTTGAGACGCTAATTGATGCACTGGACAAGGTGCTAAGCCAAAAGGCAAACCAGAATGAATACTTTGACAACGCGTACTTGGTTATCAGGGGCATGAGCTTGCCAGAGGATGATGACGGAAATCCAAAGCTTGATCTTAACGGCAACCAAATCATCTATTCGCCAGATGCTGACTCTACTAACGGTGTGGCCGAGTTTCTGACCAAGCCTGATGGTGATGCCATTCAAGAGCACCTCATTGATCGCCTCGTCAGCATGATTTATCAGATCAGCATGGTTGCCAACTTGAACGATGAAGCATTCAGCGGCAATAGTTCTGGCGTTGCATTGCAATACAAATTGCTACCAATGAGGAACCTAGCGGCCAATCAAGATCGCAAGTTCACACAGTCACTCCGGTCACTTTACAAGATCGCGTTCAGTGTTGGAACAATCCTGCCAGAAAGTAAATTTGATGACTGGCAAAAGCTTAACTTCGCATTCTCGCGAAATCTTCCGGAGAACATTACCGACGAAGCAGACGCGGCTTCTAAACTCAAAGGCCTTGTATCAGATCAGACTATGCTTAGCACCTTATCATTTGTCGATGATCCTAAGGCTGAAATGAAACGCATTGCTGATGAGACTGCCAAGAAAGCAAAAGATGCTGCTGCTAACAGTCCGTCAAGCCCGGACTTCCAGAAATTGCTGAATGGTGGTGGCAATGATGACAACAACGACTCAACAACAGATAGCGAGTAATTCTGCCTACTGGAATAAGCGAACTGCCGCTGAACGTAAATGGATTGCCGAGAACCTTAAGAATGACGAGGCGTTCAATGCCCGAATTCAGGAATATTTTGACAAAGCTTTAAACAACATTCAAAAGGATATTGATTCAGAGTTTGCCAAGTATGCCGCATACAGCAACGACAGTATGGCCGGTGCGCGTCAAGCAGTGATGGCCACCGATATTAAAGCATATCAAGCAGAAGCCAAGCGGATCGTCGATGATGCCAGAAAGATGTACAACGGCGAACTGCTCAAATATTCCGACTTCAGCAAGGATGTCAATGATCGTCTCAAGCTATACAACGCTACTATGCGCATTAATCGCTTAGAAATGCTCAAGAGTGAGATTGGTCAAGAAATGCTTGATGCACACATGAAAGTGAACGTCGATTTAATCTCAAAATTGAGTGATGATTATCAATCCGAAATAAAACGGCAAGCCGGAATACTTGGAGAAACTGTGTCTAAGGGTGGGTACACTGATTTAGTCAAACTATTGTCCCATCGAGAGGGCGATTACACGTTCTCACAGCGTATTTGGATCAATCAAGACATTCTTAAGGCTGAACTAGACGAGCTACTGACTGCCGCTACTATTCAAGGACAGAGCCCACTAAATATTGCTCGCAAGTTACGCGGTCAAGTGGCAGAAACGGTGAACAATCACCGTTATGTGACAGAACGAATTGCACGTACTGAGTCAGCCCGGGTTCAAACACAGGCGCAATTAGATAGCTTCAATAAGTTCGGCTATGACTATTGTAAATGGGTGGCTGAGCCAAGTGCGTGTGACGTATGCAAGGAGATTTCAGAAGGTGGAAGAACTGGTAGAGGCATTTATCGCGTAGATGATGTGCCAGATATTCCCGTTCACCCCAATTGCAGGTGCTCCATTTCAGCTTATGCACCAGATGATGATTAGGAGGAAATCATGAAAATGCCAGAAATCGAAATTGATAATCAGATGCTGGTCAGTACGATTAAGAGTATCGCCAAGGATTTGAACCCTGATGAGGTCATCAAGATTGAAATTGATGCAGTTGGGAGAGAAAACTCCAAAGACATCATCATCAAAATCAGAACCGAACCGAAGAGCGAAGAAGGCTTATTTCAGCAACATTTTGAAACTGGCCAGAAGCTGAGCATCTCGTTTGAATGAGGAGGAAATGCAATGAAATATCGTAAGAAGCCGGTTGAAATTGAAGCTTGGCATTTTACCAAAGAGAACTTTCAAAAAGGAGTACCACGATGGGTAGATCATTTGCCTGTTAATAAAAACGGGTATGAGGAATTGAACCCTAATATTTCTCTTTGGTCTCAGTATGGTGGGGAGAAAATAGGCGGTGAAATCAAGACTCTTGGAGGTAAGATGACCATTTCAGAGAATGATTACATCATCAAAGGCGTTCATGGCGAATTCTATCCATGCAAGCCTGACATTTTTGAAGAAACCTATGAACCATCTGGTTTTTCGGTAGATGGTAAATTGCTTGCTGAAAAATTGGTAGCACCAATCAAACACGAGCTTGATAAACGAGCCAGACACGCACAACGCCGAAAAGGATTTTTATAAGCCGCAGCTAGCGGCTATTTTTATGCCATCAAGTCCAAGCGTGATCGACTTTAAAAGCTCCGGTAAATTAAGACGCAAGCCTGATCCGTCTAAAAAGCTGTGGAAGGAGTTCTTAACATGATTCCCAAGATTTTAATGCCTATGAATTTGCAATTTTTTGCTGAAGATAAACCTCAAGGCGATCCGAAAGATCCAGTCGATCCGCCTAAGCCAAAAGATGGTGATCAGGTAGATCCTCCTGAAGGAAAGAAGCAAGGAGAACCGGCTGACCCTGATCCTGATGGTAAGCACGTCTACACCGATGAACAGGTCAATGAAATCGTCAAGAAGCGTCTTGCTCGTGCCGAGAAGGAGAAGCAAGCTGCTGTTGACGAGGCTGCAAAGCTGGCCAAGATGAATGCCGACCAGAAGAAGGATTATGAGCTTCAAAAGGCTCAAAAAGAACGAGATGAGCTAAAATCACAGCTCGCAAGCTACCAAATGGGAAAACAAGCTCGTTCAATGTTCGAAGATGCCAAGCTATCTGTCACAGAGGACGATTTGAAGCATGTTGTAACGCCTGAGGCAGAATCAACCGAGACAAATGTTAAGTGGCTCATTGCGCACGACCAAGCTGTAGCAGAGCGCGTCCGTCAAGAACTGCTTAAGGGCAGTACACCGTTGGACCCGTCCTCCAACCGCAAGACGAAGAGCCTTAAGGATATGGATTTGTTAGAGCGCAGCAAATTGGAACGAGAAGATCCAGAAATGTACAAGAAATTACTAACAAAATGAAAGAGGTAAATAAATATGCCAGAATTTAGCGGTGCAACAGCCAAATTGAATTTGGTCGAACCTAAAGTATTCGCAGATTATGTCCTAGAACAGCAAACTGCTACTAACCGTCTGCTTTCCAGCGGCATTCTCACTACCGACCCAATCATTCAGGCACAATTGCTCAAGGGCGGTACTTATGTAACTATTCCTACCCTGTACAGTCTGAGCGGGGAAGCTCAGACGTGGAACGACACTAGCGACATTACTGTCGGAAATGTTGACAGCTACAGCGCCATTGCTCCACAGATGTACCAAGCCAAAGCGTTTGGCTACACAGACTTTGGTCAGCTTTCGACGGGCGCTCCGGTTGCAGAACAAATTGCAGGACAATTCGCATCATTCTGGAACATCCAGGACAACAAGCTTCTGATTGCAGTCTTGAAGAACGCATTCCTCAATGCGGATTTGCAGGCTGTTAAGGCATATGGCATGGGCACGCCAGCGCCTTTGGCTGCTGGTGACTTTATTGCCGCATTGTCTCGCATGGGTGACGTTGCCAGCCCTCAACTGACGAAGATCGTGCTCAATTCTGCCGCTGTTGGTGCAATGCGTGATCAGAACCTGATTGATACCATTCAGCCGTCTAATGGTGGTACGCCAATCAGCTACTACAACGGAATTGAGATCGTTGAAGACGATGCACTGCCAGTTGCAGCAGATGGTACCACGGACGCGTTCATCATTGCTAACGGTGCTGTTTCTTATGGCTTGGCTAATCCGGAAAACAGCTATGAAGTCAAGCGCGACAGTCTTGGCAATGGTGGCCAGACTGCGGTTATCAATCGCCGTACTCTTGCAATGCAAATTGCGGGTACGTCATTCACTGATGTTACTAAGGTTGCCGGTCTTGGCTACAGCGCAATCAACGCTTCTGAAACATCTATGTACGATCTGGTTGGTGATCCTCGCAACATTGGCATCGTTGACTATCGCTTCACGATCGACAAGAAGTTCGTTGTTGCTGGAATCAATACCCCAAAAGCGTAGCGCCGTCTGGGAATGACGACGGCTTCGACCCTAGCGGAGATGTCAAACCAACGAGCGCTCAAACCGTTGATGAGATCAAAGCATGGCTGGACGCCCACAGTATCGATTACACTGGGAAGACTTTGAAGGCAGACTTGCTTGCACTTGTCCCTTCAGACTAGCTTGAACACCGTCGCTTATGAAAATCACAGTGCTGCGAAAGCAGGGCGGCGGAAAGGAGGCATAACATGGCTGATACTGATCCGGTAACGCTTGCGGATTTGAAGACGATGATGGAAATCAAAACTGACACACAAGATGATGTTCTCAATCTCATCATTACTAACACCACCAAAGCTCTCCGGTTTAAGCTCGATTTAAAGCCCACAGAAGACTTACCAGAGGAGCTTTCATACATTGCCCTAGAAGTATGCATCAGACGCTATAACAGGCGTAAAAACGAAGGCATGACGTCATACGAGCAAGAAGGCCAGTCGTTCACGTTCAAGTCTAACGACTTCGATGATTTTGCTGACGACATCAACAACTGGAAAGAAGCCAACGGGAAGAATGCCAAATCCCTTGGCACAGTTAGCTTCATTTCCGGCTATCCAAAGGGGTGATCGTATGCGGTTAGACCATGAGGTTAAATTCTGGACTGACGACGAAGAATATAATCCGCAAACGCATGAATACGGTGAACCGAAAGAGGTAGCTACGGCTGCAGCCAGCGTCACTGACATGGGAACCGACAAGAGTGTTCAGCTATTCGGAAACTATGCTAAAAAGGCAAAAGTAATCCGATTAGTTGAGCCAATCACCGTCAATTGGAGCTATTTAACGATTGATGATGATGCAACACACTACGTTCTCAATACCGCCCGCGTTCCGCTTCAAAACGCTACTTTGATTGTGGGTGAGACGAAATGAGCAAAGCTGGCATTAGCTATAACATGCAGATAAAAGGCATGGACAAATTGGTGGCAGGTTTGCTTAAGCGAGCAAAGA